GATCGCGGAGGCCCAAAATTTGGGTCCGGGTGAATTATAAATGAGACGGGAAATTGGGAAGATAAGAAATGGCTGATCAAAATGATGACATCATAACACAGGTGCAAGAGCGCGTCGCAGCGGAGGCGGCCCAGACCGCCACGCCGGAAAAAAATCAAATCGACAGCGAGTTCGTCATGAAATGCCTGCATGACAATTCCGTCGGCGACGGGTTTGATATTGAGGTGCCCTGGGACGAGATAGAATTAGACCTGGAGGGAATAGATGAATAAATACAAAATCAAAAAGGTTCCGATTGACCGGGTTTTCCTGAACGACAAAAACCCGCGGCTTATTAAGGACGCGGAATTTGTCAAGCTGGTCAAATCGCTGGCCGACTGCCCTGATCTATTTGAGGCGCGGCCGTTATTGTGTTCCGACCGGACCGGTCGCCTGGTTATTATGGGCGGTAATATGCGTTACAGGGCCGCCCTGGAGCTGAAATGGGCGGAGGTCCCGGTCATCGTCATGACCGGGCTTTCCGAAGCGCAGGAAAGGGAAATCATCATCAAAGACAACGGGTCGTTCGGCGAGTGGGATATGGAAGCGCTGTTGGACGGCTGGTCGGATTTACCGTTAGACGACTGGGGCGCTGATTTGCCGGAGGATTGGCTGAAGGTGGAAGATGGCGAGCCTGCCGACGCGGAGCCGCAGATTGACCGGGCGGAGGAACTGAATAAAATATGGCAGGTAAAGGCGGGCGACCTTTGGAAAATCGGCGATCACGTTTTACTCTGTGGCGATTCAACGAAGGCCGAGGACGTGGGGCGGGTTATGGGCGGAGAGAAGGCGGATATGGTGTTTACCGATCCGCCCTATGGGGTGGATTATGACGGCGGACACTTTCACAGCGGAGACGTGAAGATTAAAAGGGCGCGAACGAAATTAAGCGGAGACACAAACGCGGAATTATACAGCAAATTTCTCCCCGTGATGCTGCCATTTATTGACGGGCCTGTGTATATGTGGTTTGCCGACAAAAAGGCGGCGGATGTTTACAATGCAGTCAATGACGCCGGATATGAGGTTCATGCGCTCATAATTTGGCATAAGATCAACGCCACTTACGCCGCCATGAATGCACAATACAAACAACGCCATGAGCCGTGTTTATATTTCAAGCCGAAGGGGTCAACGCTTCGATGGTGCGGGCCGACTGATGAATGCACAGTCTGGGAAGAGAAGCGCGACGCCTCCAATGAATTCCACCCCACCCAAAAGCCGATTGAATTATCGGCAAGGGCAATCAAAAACCATGACGCAACGGTTATTGCCGACTTTTTCGCTGGAAGCGGTTCAACGCTTGTCTCATGTCAGAACCTTAACCGCAAATGCAGGGGAATTGAGATCAGCGAGGCATATTGTAGTGTTGTGCTTCAGCGAATGACCGATGCGTTTCCGGGGATAGAGATTAAGAAAATAATTTCATGACCAAAGACGACCTTGAAATATTACTTAACGACAAGCCGCAGGAGGTAAGACTGCGCGGATCCGTGCTGTATAACGCCGTCGGCGCGACCATGAAGGACTATAACGCCGACCGGTCCGTCGCCAACCTGCGCAACATGGAGGCCGCCAAGGACGCCTTTGACAAATTTGTCGCCGAAATCGGCGGCGGCGTAACCGGCGACACCTTCGACAACCTCTTGACCGTCCTCAAATGGCTGCAAGACAACGGCTGGAAAGCCGCGCGCCAGAGCCTCTATAGGCACCAAAGCCAGGGCAAACTATTGCCCAACAGCGACGGCAAATACACACTGCGCGCCGTCAAAAAATACGCCGAAACCTTTCTCAAGCAGACCGCCACCGGAAAGCGCGTCCAGCAAAACGCCGACGACCTGCAGCGCGAAAAGCTTGAACAGGAACTCAAAAACCTCAAACTCAAAAACGAGCGCGAGACCTTCAATTTCCAGAAAGACAAAGGCCGCTACGTCCCGCGCGAACAGCTCGAAATCGAACTCGCCACCCGCGCCGGCATCTTTCTGGCCGGCCTGAAGCACTGGATCCAGAGCAAAGCCGCTGACTGGATTGACGCCGTGGGCGGCGACACCCGCAAAGTCGGCGAACTCATCCACCAGATGACCGCCGATTTAGACGACCACATCAACCAGTATGCCGGCCAGGCCGCCGAATACGACGTCATCATCGAACCGGATACCGAAATAAGAACCACGGAGGCAACCATAGAACCGTAATGAATAAACCATCAACCCGCATATCCGCCAGTGCACCCTGGCTGCCGCGGTCCATATCCGGCGCCAGCGAACCGATCAGGCACCGTGTTGCCATCACCGACGCCGAAAAGCGCGTCTTCCGGCGTCACCGGAAAATCCCCGTCAGCCAGTGGGCCGAAAAATACCGCTACGTCACCATGAGCGTTCTGCCTGGCCGCTGGCGCAACGAAACAACGCCCTATCTGGCCGGCATCATGGACGCCAGCTTCCACCCGGCAGTCCAGACCATCATCATCTGCAAAGCCCCACAGATCGGCGGCACGGAGTCAATTTTAAACTGCCTGGGCTACGCCATCGACCGCGATCCCGGCCCCGTCCTGTGCATCTACCCGGATGAACTCACTGCGCGCGAAAACAACCAGGACAGGATCCAACCCATGATCTACGCCAGTCCGCGCCTCAAATCCTACATGACCGGATCAGAAGACGACGCCGGCATGATGCGCATCAAACTAACTCACATGCCCGTTTACATGGCCTGGGCGCGGTCCGCCTCCCGCCTGGCCAACAAACCCATACGCTACGTCATATTTGACGAAACGGACAAATACCCCGACACAGCCGGAAAACGGGAAACAGACCCCATCAGTCTTGGTGAAGCCCGCACCATAACATACAGATATAACCGCAAAATCTGGAAAATCAGCACCCCGACCGACGAAACCGGCAACATCCATCGAGCACTCACGCAAGAAGCCCAGGTCATCTTTGACTACCACGTCAACTGCCCCTTTTGTGGCCATCACCACCGCATGAAATTCAGCGGCGACGGCCAAAACGGCCAGCCCGCTTATATCCGCTGGCCCCACGAAGAAGAACCGGGACCTGACGGAAAATGTCATTCCCTGCCGCCAGAAACCATCGAATCCGAGAAATCAGCCTGGTATGAATGCCCGCAATGCGCCGCTAAATGGACCGACTACGACCGCGACCGGGCGATCCGTAATGGAAAATGGCGCGACCGCTCCGGCGGAATAGAAATCAGCGAATATTTGCGCGTCCATCGCCCCATGAAAATCGGCTTTCATATTCCAAGCTGGGTCAGCCCATTCGTCTCTTTCTCAACAATCGCCTCCGCCTTCTTGAAAGGCCAGACCGACATCAACAAGCTGAAAGACTTCGCCAACAAACATGCCGCCGAACCGTGGAAAATCACCATCATCAGCAAAAGCGCAGAAACCATCCTTGCCGCCCGATCCGACATTCCTCCGCAGACCGTTCCGGAATCCGCCATCGCCCTCACCTGCGGAATCGATGTCCAACAAACAGGATTCTGGTATGTCGTTCGCGCCTGGAGTGCAACACTAACAAGTTGGTGCATCCATTATGGATTTTTACAGACATGGGAAGACATCGAGCGGCTATTATTCGAAAGCAACTACCCCCAGCAAACAACCGGCCGGCCCATGCGCATCTTTCGCGCCCTTGTCGATACCGGCGGCGGCAAGAAATACGAAAACATGACCATGACCGAAGAAACCTACTTCTGGCTATTGAAAAACATCGGCCGCGGCGGCGTCGCATTATGGGGCAGCAAAGGAAGCAACACCCCGCTTGCCGGAATGCTCAATGTCGGCAACCCCATCTTATCCACCCCTGGCGGGAAAAAACTCACGCAAGCCTTGCGCCTCATCATCGTGGACACCGATAAGGCCAAAGACCAGTACCATTACCGTTTGGGCCTGGCCACCGCCCCCGACACCCGCGATTTACCCGGCGCCGCCTTCCTGCACAGCGCCACGGGAGCCGACTACGCCGCACAGATACTGGCCGAAGAAAAGCAACTCATCGACGGAAAAGAGCAATGGGTCAACGTCCACAGCCGCCCCAACCACCTGCTGGATGCCGATTGCCTGGCCTGCGCTTGCGTCGAAATGGAATTCCCCGGCGGCGGCCTGCGCCTCCTGGCCGAAAACGCGCGCCGCGTCCAGGCCATTAAGCCCTCTGACCAGAAAAAACCAAACATCAATCATAAAACAGAAAGGTGGTAAAATGGAAGAACACAACACAGCATTATCCGGAATGAAAGCCATCAGCCAGCACTGCCGCAGCATCAATTTAGCCAGCGCCGAATGCAGCATCCTGGACATGATCAGAAATGAAAACTTCCCCGCGCGCAAACTGGGCGGCGTCTGGGAAAGCGACAAACTGCTTATCGCCACATGGCGCCGCAACCGCCTGCTGTCCGACGCTCCGCAAGAAGATCCTCCCACCGCTTCGACAAACTCAGCCAGCACGTCGGCAAGCTCAAAAAAGCCAGTCGTTCCCGCGAGACTTCGACAAGCTCAGTCACCAGATGCTGCAAACCAGAAAGGAAAATGATGGTACCCGCAAAAATATTCCCTACTATTTTGATCGTTTTGGACGTTTTGGCCGCTCTCATGTATCGGATGCTTCCGGCATCTCAGAAGATCAGTACAGGGCTTACTTCAGAGGCCGAGCCCGTGCGTATGCCATTGAGATTGGGGATCGCTTACTTTACCCAGCACCAAAGAATCTAGAGGAAGAATACGGTGTGCGTCCTCCCCAGTCCTTCATGTATATGCGGTAGCAAAAAAGTGGTTGCCGAAGAAGATGCAGTGTCAAAAATATCAAAGTCATCGTTAAAAATTCGTTAAAAATTTGTTGACATAAAATTACGAGTTTATTATATCTCATTGGTAGTGATGCACTATACTTTAAATTGAAGGACTGGTTTTTTAGTTGTCTCCAAAAGGCGGAGCTTATCGCCAGCGATTTAACGCTTGAGGAAATGCAGGGGCAAATAGGGAGCGAGGGGCCGCGTATGCCGGACATGGGGGAATAAATGCAATACCGCAAGTTGACGGAAATTAAGAAGCTCCCGAATAATCCCCGTATTATTCGGGACAAGCAGTTCAAGACCCTTTGCGACTCGATACGCGACAACCCGAAGTATTTCGAGGCCCGTCCGGTTATCCTGTCCAATCGCACCGGGGAAATGGTCATCATTGCCGGGAATCAGCGGTATGAGGCGGCTAAATCCCTGAAGCTGAAGGAAGTGCCGACGTTCCTGATTGAAGGGCTTGACGAGGCCAAAGAACGCGAAATCATCATCCGCGACAATATCAGCAACGGGGAGTTTGATATGTCGGCGCTGGCAAATGAGTGGAGCGACTTACCTTTGGTAGAGTGGGGGGTGGATATACCCGGCTTCAATTCTCACGAACTGGAGATGACGGCGGTTGGTATTCTTGATCTTACCGGTGGCGCCGGGGAAAATAAGCAAACCACTTACGATAAGTTAGCCGATAAAAAAGGCGGCGTACTTTTCAATTTTGGCGATATTCAACAAAGCATCCCTTTTGATGTTTACGAATCTTTTTACGCAAAGATCAATATGCGAAATGTGAAAGATTCGCTGATCAGGGAATTAAGTAAATGAAAATTTCCATAATTGATTCATCGTACCCACTTTCAAAAATGCAATATGGAGTTTCCGCTTCATATCTTTTTTGGGAAATGTCAAGGCATGGAATCAAGCCAGCCGCCATCGTGGATTCTGATTTTATACTTGTTACCATGCAGGACCCGCGTCAATGGCCATACCTAAAATCATTGAGGGGGAAATATCCCGGCAAAAAGATCATCGTTGGCGGATCGGCAAGCAGCGCCCCTTTCTATATCGGCCTGCATTGCGATTGCGTCGTTGTGGGTGACGGGCAGGCATTCATAAAAACCTTAATCGAATCAGGGTACGAGTCGGCAGCATCTTTGCCGAATGTTTGGGTTCACGGTGAAACAAGGCCGGTGACCATCGACCAGGGCTTCCCGTGGAATCTTCCGCCGATTATGGGAGATAACGGTCATGTGAATATATTCATTTCAAGGGGATGTAAGAAAAAGTGTTTTTTTTGCCAAACCGGATGGGCCTATGATTATCAGGAAACAAATAGCCCCGATTATGTTTTATCACAGGTTCAATCTTGCAAAGGTAAGAAAATAACATACGTTTCAAATGATTTAGGGCAATACAGTGGAATTGATTCACTTGATAGGAATGCAGACGGGTCTTATTCAGTCGAATATATTTTAAAAAATAAAATACTCCCAAAGGCTCGCGTGGTGCGTCTTGGAGTGGAGGGCGTGTCTGAGCGAATACGGGAAACCATAAACAAGCCCATAAGAAATGATGACCTTTACAATCTAGCGCTTGCCTTGAATCGGGCAGGGAAATCAGTGAAATTTTTTATGATGGCCGGATTCCCTTTCGAGACTGCCGAAGATTGGGAAGAACTGAAATCATTTATTATGCTATACCGCCGTAAAGAGCAGAAGGGAACTCTTGAAATCAGCTTTTCCGCATGGATACCAAGTCCAGCAACGCCGATGTGCCTCTTGCCACTTAATGATGATTATTGGAAAAGGTTTGAGGCTTTCCGGGAATGGTTTTTCAATGCCGGGTGGTCAAATAAAATCAAATTACTAAATCTTGCAAAGCCAGAAACACGCCTCCAAAGTGCAATGGCTCACATGGGGTTGACTGAAAAGGAATTAAGAGAGGGCGGGAAGTGGGGTCCGAATGATCGGATCGAGTACCCATACAAAAAAGCCGCCCATAAAATCGGGGATAAATTATGGACGGCATAAACTTATTTATTTTTAATACAGACTTTACGCCAACCAACTTCTGTCCAAATTTCACAACCTTGCGCCCGAAAATCGTTGATTTTTTTAAGAGCATCAACTCGCTCTTTGAAAATTGAATAATGCTTGACTGGCCGGGGTTGGCGGCCCCGGCCTGGGGGGTTATTTGTAATTTTTTAAATCTTCATTCGCCGATTTTTTTGTGAAATATTCTCCGGTGGAATATTCAGTATCATTCTCAAGGTAATGGATTTTATAAACTTTATCACCGGCGGCGTTTTTGTGATCCTGAATCCATGCCTTTTTGCTCAATTTCCATTCGCGGGAAAATGGAACTGAAACTGGTCTCCCCCCCTTTTTCCCGTTCTCGCGGGAGGATGCGGCTTTTTTATCCGATTTGATGGAGCCCAGGGCGGCGGCTGCAGCAGACGCGCCAAAATTCGCCTCCATAATTTTCTCAGCCCGAGCAATGCGGGGATCGCCGTGCGGCCAATAATCAGGAGCCGTAGCCCACACCTGAGTTTTGGTTGTTTCGACCGTCAATTTACCGTCAATTTTCTTGAGCTCTTTTTCGACTGACAATGCTTTCGTGACATTTGTTTTAATTTTGTAAATCGCGAATTGTTTCATGATTTTTCCTCCTTCTTTATTTGAGTTAAACGCAAAAAGCCGCCCTTGCCCCTGTTGTGGGGTAGGTACGGCCTTTGCGGTGCCGGTTGCCCGGCGATGCGGTGGCTTATCTGCGGACGCCCAACAGGGCGGCCACGGTCAGGAGGACCGTGTAGTCCTCCTGCTTCCGAAGGGCATCTTCAACCCTCCGGCGCAGTTTCCGCCCCTCATCGGAGCGGATGTCCAGGTAGTTACCCTCCCGCTTGCTTAGTGCAAGCAAGAGGGCGTCTGACACAAACGCTTCCTGCCACGGCGTCTCATCGCCCCCGTCGCACGAAGCGTGCAGGTAGCGCGTCCGGCTACCCGCCTTCAGGCAGGGGCCATCCGCCCGAAGGCGGACTTCCCTAATGACTCCCTCTGAACACATGCGCCCTTCATATAACTTCATAAATCCTCCAATCCCGCGCTTTCGCTATGGCGCGGAGGTTTCAGGATTTTAGTTTTACCGGCTCTCTCGTTCCGGTTGCGCTGCCTGATCAGCCCGCCCGATTTTCCGGCATCGGGAGCCTGTTTTATTTTGTTGAGCATAATATATTACCTATCGTTAGGTTTGTCAAGAAATATTTTAATTATTTTTTTTGATGGATAATAGGTCGAAATTATTAAGAAAAAAATCATAACGCCCACGGTCTAATTGATCCTGAGATATGCTTAATGTTTTTCCAGATATAAGGCTGGCTGGAAAAACGAAAATAAGATTTTCATCTTTTGAGCTGGCGATGCAGATAAAAAAATCAATACCATCCTGGGCAATTGAGTGATGATGTAAATTAAAAACATAATTCGATGTTTTTCCCCTGCGGGTTGCTAATTTAACATCTATCGTTTTGCCGTTTTCTAAAATAAAATCAGGCCCAGAACCAGTAAGCGCCTCCCATCGAGGATTAAAGCCATAATCTGTTAATATTTTAAAAATTGTGCTTTCGCCGATCATGCCTTTTCTTTGAGATTCTCCTTTTTGCATTTTAATCCTCCTGTGTTTTTTATTTAATTATATTTTATACTATTTATAAATTCAAGCATTATTTTAATATATTTTCAAATATTTTAATATAGTAATGATTTTAATAGGTTAGGCATGAAAATAATTGAGAAAGTGAGGTTAAAAATGGCAAAAAACCTTGATAATTACCTTGCAGACCGCGCATTGACGCTTATTACAATTACATAAATATACAGTATTTATAAAAATGGAACAAAAGAATATTAGCGAGATAATTAGTCGATTGTACACCACCCAGGCCGGACCCCGCGCCGGCCTTTCTTTTTACCATTCACCATCCACCATCCGCCAAAAACCCCTGTCAACCATAAAAACCACCAACAAACCCCCAACGCGTCCCCAAGACTTCCCCAAGACTTCCCCAACACTTCCCCACCGCATCAGCATCCCCGAAAAAACCGGGTTTATGCTCCCCTCAAAACAGCAGCAGATTTGAGGGAAAATGGCATTTACCACTTGGAGCGCCCTATATACCGCAATGCTGGATCAGATGGCCGCCGGAAACGCCACCATCGGATCTGTCTCTACGTCCGGGAAGACAATCACCTATAAAAGCAACAAAGAATTTCTTGAACAGCTCGCTTTCGTCAAGGCCCGCGCCGACGCGGAAACAGGCGCGTTTGTCCCCCGCACCTACGCCAAAGATGGCGGACGCGGCTCGGCCACTGGGGAGACCGAATCATGACCAGCCCCGCCGCCCAAACAGAAACCGTCACCATGGCCGCTCGCCTGGGCAGCATCATCGACCGCGCCGTCGGCATCATTTCTCCCCGCGCCGCCCTCAAGCGTCGTTTCTTCCGCGATCAGCTAAGCCGCGCCGAACTATACGCCGCCGCCAAGCAAAACAGATTATCGCGCTACACCCTGGGCGCATCCAACGTCAACGACATCATCTCCGCCAGCAACCCCGTCCTGCGCTCCCGCGTCCGGCAACTGGTGCGCGATTTCCCCTATCTGGCCCGCGCCGTCGGCATCATGGTCGATTACAGCATCGGCACCGGCATCGTTTTCCAAAGCAAAGTCAAAGGCCCGAAAGGCAAACTCAATAAAAAGCTCATCGTCAAAATCGAAGACGCGGTCAAATGGTGGATGGATGAGGCCGACGCCGCCGGAAAAATGCACTATTACGACATCATGCGCCTGGCCAAGCGCCAGGACTTGGAACCGGGCGAATTTGTCATCGTCAAGACCTTCCCCAAAGATCGGAATCGTTATCTCCCCTACGCCCTGCAAATCTACGAACCGGACTGGCTCACCAGCGCGAAGGACAATTACAGCACCGGCGGAATTGACCTGAACGCCAAGCCCGGCGCGCGCGAAACCCGCAACGGTATTGAATACGAAAAACAGACCGGGCGCGTCACCGGATATTGGTTTGCCGACCCGAACTATGGCGGCGCGGAAATGTATGTTCCCGCCGCCAACGTCATCCACGGATTTGAAACGCTGCGCCCGCATCAGTTGCGCGGCGTCACCCCGTTTGCGCCAGGTATCATGATAGCCTCCGACCTGTCCAGCTACCTGGATGCGGAGATTGACACCGCCAAATTAGCGGCCAAATACCTGGCGTTTGTCTATACCGATTTTGGCGCGGAACGCCAGACGGCCAACCCCCTGATCACCACGGACAGCGACACCGGCCAGAAAATAGAAAACATTGAAAACGCAATCATCGAATATCTGCGCCCCGGCGAAAAAATCGAGCTGGCAAGCAGCAACCGCCCCGGAACCACATTTCAGCCCACCGTCCGCTTAATGCTGACCATGCTCTCCATTGTCACCGGCGTCCCTTACGAGCTCATCTCCGGAGACTATTCCGGCCTCAATTTCAGCACCAGCCGGATCGTCCGCAATGACTTTGCCCAGCAGCTCCGCCCGATCAGCGTCCGCCACATCCGCCAGTTTGGACTGCCAACCGTCAAGACCGCCATTGACATGGCCGTCCTTACTGGCCGTTTATCGCTCCTCGGCTACTGGCAAAACCCGCGCCCCTATCTCGAAAGCGAATGGCAGCCGCCCGGAATGGACGCAGTTGATCCGCTGCGCGAAGCCAAGTCACAAATCGAATCCATCAGCTACGGCCTGAAAAGCCCGCAGGAAGTCGCCCGCGAGCGCGGACGCGACCTGGAGGAAGTCTATAACGAAATCGCTCTGGCGAAGGAAATGGCCAAAGACCTGGGCCTCACCTTCAACGCCGCCAATACATCCGAAAAGAGCAATCCCGCCGCCATCATGGAGGAAACATGAAACCGGAAAAGAAAGCCAAACCCAAAGAGAAAGACATCAGCTACCGCTCGGCGGTCCTGAACGTCCGCGCCGAAAACGGCCCCTCGACCATCGATCCGGAAACCCGATCCGTGGACATAATTCTTAGCACCGAAGCCCCGGCCCGCGTCTATTCCTACGAACTCGACCGCGTTGTTGTCGAAATCCTGCTTATGTCCGGCGCGCAATTACCGATCAATCGTCAGCTTGTCATGCTCGACGCGCACAGCCGCTATGACACGGAAGACGTGATCGGCTCGGCGCGCAACATCAGAATCGAAAATAACAGCCTCATCGGGCGCGCCTATTTTTCCAGCGCCCCGGAAGCGGAAGGCCCTTGGACAAAGGTCCGTGAAGGACACCTGACGGATTTCTCCATCGGCTACCGCGTGGATGAGGCCGTCTGGATACCCGACAATCAATCAGCCACCATCGACGGGCGCGTGTTCCAGGGCCCGCTGCAAGTGGCTGTCAAATGGACGCCGCGCGAAATCAGCGCCGTCCCCATCGGCGCGGATCAGAACGCCAAGGCGCGGTCTGAAATCAATCAAACAACATCAACAAAAATTAACAAGGAGGATCAACTAATGAATCCCGAAGTCAGGAAAATGCTTGAAACCAAGGGACTTTCGGCCACCGCCACGGAAGAAGAAGCAGTCGCTTTTCTGGCGAAGCTGGAAGTAAAATCCGACACACCTGCGGAAACCGACGCCCAGCGCGCGGAAACGGAAGAGAAAATCCGCAAGGAAGCGACCGGCAAAGAGCGCGACCGCATCCGCGAAATTGACGCCCTATGCCAGAAATACGACTGCGCCGACATGGCACGCGCCCTGATCATCGACGGTACGGATCTGGTGGATGCACAGCGCAAAGTTTTGGATGCCATCCAGGAGAGATCGAAAAAACAGAACCCTGGAGCTGGCGTTTCCGTCATCGCCGACGCCAAGGACAAATTCCGCGCCGCCGCCGAACACGGCATCATGCTGCGCGCCGGTTTGACCGTCGCCAATCCCGCCCCCGGCGCCTCCGAACTGCGCGGCTTTACCCTGGCGGAAATGGCGCGGGAATGCCTGCGGGCGTCCAATCTTCCCTATCGTGACGATGTCAAGACGATGGTCGGGCGCGCCATGACCAGTTCCGACTTCCCCTATATTCTCGCAGATGTCGCCAACAAATCAATGCAGGCCGGATGGGCGGAAGCCTCCGAAACCTGGCCGATTTGGACAAGCGTCGGCTCCGTCAGCGATTTCAAAACCAACTACGATAATCAGCTCTCCGAGTTTGACGATCTGGAAGAGATCCCGGATTCCGGCGAAATCAAGCTGGGCGCATTCTCCGAAGCCCGCGAATCGTTTGCCATCAAGAGCTACGGGAAGAAGTTCAAAGTCACCCGCGTCATGATCATCAATGACGACATGGGCGCTTTCACGCAAATGCCGGCCAAGCGCGCCGAAGCCGCCAACCGCAAAATCGGCGACGTGGTTTATGGAATCATCACCGCCAACGGCAACATGGGCGACGGAAACGCCCTGTTCGACAATACCAACCACGGAAACGACGCCGCCAGCGGCTTCCGTAGCGCCCCCGGAATCGCCAACCTGAACGAAGCGGATCGCGCGATGGGCGTTCAGAAAGACCTGAAGGGATTGCGCCGCCTCAACATCCGCCCGGAATATTTCCTGGCGCCGCGCGCCCTCAAAGGCGTCTCCGAAATCTTTTTCAAGTCGGAGAAATTTTCCGACGCCCATACCGCCGCAACCGATTCCAGCATGGCCAGCACCCAGGCCAACATCTGGTCGGGCGATGTGCTCACGCGCATCTATGAGGCCCGCCTCGACGACGACTCCGTAACCGCCTGGTATTTGCTCGGCCCGAAAGACAAGACCGTCAAGGTCGTCTTCCTGAACGGCAAACAGGGGCCGATCCTCGAAATGACCCAGCCCGGATTCTCCGTCGAGGGCTTTGAGTATGCCGTCGTCATCGATGTCGGCGCTTATGCCCAGGATTGGCGGGCATTTTACCGGAACGAAGGCGCGTAATTCGCCAACCTCATAAACCAGCGCGGCGGCGGTCTGATCCGCCCCGCGCGAAAACCAAAACGAACAAGGAGAAAATATTATGGCTACCAATAAAGTTCAGGATGGAAAAATCCTGCGTCTGACAGTTGGCTCGACCGTGGACAGCGGCGACCATGTTGTTGTGGGTAACGCCTTGCGCGGCGTCGCCATTACCGATTACGCATCCGGGGACGCCAAAGCCTCCGTCGAAATAGGCCCCTGCGTCTATGACCTCTCCGTCACCGCCACCGATGACGCGGGAAACAGCGCCGTCGCCCTGGGCGACCGCCTCTTTACAGATGGAACCACGATCACCAAAAAGAAAAGCGGCAAATTCTTCGGCATCGCCCTGGAAGCAGTCACCACCGGCACCACATCCACGATCAACGTCTATATTCCGCCTCCGTCCGGCATGGATCGGGCCCCGTTTACAATCGTCGCCGCCGGCGTCCACACCGTCGCAGACAGTCCGCTGGACACGTCCGAGCTGATCGCGATCACCGGCGCTCTGGCGACGGACGTCGCCCTGTGCACCTTCCAGGTCAATGGCGGTTCGCCCACGCTGACGATTGTCTCCGCACTGCCGCAGGCCTCTCCCGCCGGAATCGTCGTGACCGCATCCGGCACATTCACCGCCGGCGACAAGATCAATTACGCCTTGCTGCGCGCGGCCCTGTAACAATCAACCGGGGCGCGGTCAACATGACGCGCCCCTTTTGCAAGGAGCGACCATGTATAAAAATCACAAAATGTCCGTGACCGGGAAAAAGCAAGCCGACGGCGCGCAAACCCTGACCAATTCCGGCTTTGAATATCTTCCGGCGCATCTGATCACCGTCGAAGTATCCGCCCAGCCGTCCGCCGGAACCCTGGCCGTTCAGTATCTTCCCGATGGCGCGACGGAATACGTCACAGTGACCGGAAGCCCGATTGACCTGACCGCGCTGAATAATGCCGCTTCCTTCCGTCTGGATGGCGTCTATGCCTCCGCGTTCAAGTTCACGCCGGCCAGTCTCGACTCGGACAAAACCTTTAACGTCATCGTCACGAGTAACGAGCAATGAAAGACACGCCGTCATTGAACAAGCCCGCGCTGGAAAACATCTACCTGCGCCCGACCCATGCGCCGGACGCAACGGATGTGCCACTGCGCGATGAAGAAACCCGGCTTCTGCGCGATGAAACCGGGAACATCATTTATGAGGATCAAGCATGATTGACGCCATTTTCAAGCAGGCAGCCATCGACATTCTCAATTCGCCCGTGGGCGAAGCCGCCACCTACAACCCGGCGGGCGGAACGGCTGTTTCCTGCCGCGTCATCGTCAACCGCGATATCCTCTTGCAGCCCGACGGAATCACCGCCCAGGCCGCCGCGCCCGGAACCAGCATCGAGGCGGCGCTGGCCGTCATCGGGCAGGAACCAAACCGGGGCGACACCTTCACCGTCGGCTCGGAAACCTTCACCGTCCAGGCGATCAGCCGCAATGACGGAATCATCGTGGAGGCAATAGTAACCTGATGGCCGGATTCCAGATCACAATCAATCCTGAAGACCTGCGCGCCGTCAACAATCTCATGGCGGGAATAAAGGAATGCGTGCCCGCAGTTACCGCTCGCGCGGTCAATCGCGTGTTGAGCGGCGTCAAAACTGACGCCTCGACGGAAATCACCTCTGTCATGAACATCACCAAATCTGCAGCGGATAAGACCTTCAAAATCCGCCAGGCAGTCATTGGCGGCGTGCCCGGCGCGATAGCCAGCACCGGCGCTTATGTCCCGCTGATTGACATGAAGGGAACCAGGCAGACGCAGACAGGCGTTTCCGTGCAAGTCCTGAAAGAAAACCCGCGCAAGGTAATTCGCAGCGCATTTATCGCCACCATGAAAAGCGGCCACAAAGGCGTTTACCGTCGTGAAACGCGCCAGCATTCCGGGAAAATGGGCAAAATGGCAGCGGCGATCAATCGCAGCGGATATGTCTTTGTGCCATCCAAAAACCGCTATATCCCCGCTGCCTGGCTCCCGAAAGAATACCGTCTCCCGATCAAGCAGCTCTATACCTCCAGCGTTCCCGACATCATGGCGCGCGCGGAAGTCATGAAACGTATTTTGGGAAAGGCGGCCGTGCGTCTGCACGACAGGCTCTTCCACGAAATGGACTACGAATTGAGCAGGCATGTATGAACACCATCCGCGAACTGATCATTCTTGAATTTCTGGCCCGCGCCGCCGTCATCGTCAACACCGGATCGCCGCAGGCCTATTCGACCAACATCGGCGCAAAGGTCATTCGCGCCCGGAAATCGCTTGATCCGGACGAACTCCCGGCCGTCGTGATCTGGCCGCTGCCCGAAGAAAACACCAATGCCTACGGCAAATGCAAACACACCATGCAGATACGCGCCGACGGCATCGCTAAATTCGGGACGACAGACCAGTCCGTCATTGGTGAGCAAATCCTGGGCGACCTCATCAAGTGTTTCACGTCGACAACATGGGACAGGCGCAGGCCGAAAGCAACATCTCCGGTAACTTACGATTCGCCTTATGCGGAAAGCATTGTTTATACATCGGGCGGAACTGATTCAACTTTGGAAGACGGCGCCGTCGCAGTCGGCTCGCAGGCTACATTTACCGTCACTTACTGGACAAAGATCGGCAACCCTTATGAACAGTAAAAACGAAATCATTATTATAACCGGCAGCGCGCCGAATACGCTGAAAGACATGACCGCGTGTCATGACATTATCGGCGATCGTCCGCGCCTCTACATGGCCATCGGTTTGGACGCCGTGGACAAATACGCCTTGCCGATCCGTTACATGGCTACATTTCATCCTGTGGAAATCCCTGCGATCCACAATCGCCGCGCCGCCATCAACGGGAATCTTGACTATGAAATCATCTCGCATGAGTCACGTGAAGACGTTAACCACTGCATCGGCGATTGGTGGAAACCATCGGGAAGCTCCGCCCTTTTGGGCGTTCAGGCCGCCTTGCTCCTGGGCTACAACCGGATCATCCTGTGTGGCTGTCCGCTGACCGGAAAAAATGAGCAGAACGGCTCCTATGAGAATTTCCGCAATGGCTGGATACCGCGTGTGCGCGAAATCGACGGGCGTGTTCGTTCCATGTCCGGCTGGACAAAAGAACTTCTGGGCGCGCCAACACAGGAATGGCTGGATGGGAGCGCAATGTGTGACGGATGGGTGAAGGAGTATTGGAATGATTGAAGAAAAACAGCAGTTTGAAGAAGTCTGGGAAAAGGGCGACTACCGGCGCGGCTCCACCGCCCAGCGCCTTGCGCCTTTTCTGCGCAAAATCATTCCTCCGGGAAGCGTCATCAATGACTATGGCAGCGGCACGGGGCGCGTCGAGCTGATTCTCCATCAATGCGGCTATCAAATAAACATGGTGGACATTGCGGACAACGCCCTTGAACCGGAAGCCCGCGCCCTCATTGGGCAGGGCCTGACCTATGCCATCAGCCCCCTGGAATCGCTCCCGGCTGATTTCCCCGTTGTTGACTGGGGCATCTGCATCAACGTACTCATGCTGGTGAAGCCGGAAAGACTGGATCTCATTCTCTCTGAAATCCGACGAACAGCGCGCAACGTCATCATTGAGGTATATGACATGGATGACAACCGTCTTGGTAAGAACTGGACACGGATAAAAGGAAACGCTGATTATTGGCGTGAAGCAGTCGCCCGCCATTGGCCGGTTTCCGAATCTCATCCCAGTCCGGAACATCCCCGACGTTATATCACGATAGGAAGAAGCTGAAAATAAAATAACACAACAACAGGAGGAAAATCATCATGGCAACAGCAGAAAATGGAAAGATACAATACGAAAGCGGGCAGGATCTTGTCGCTTTTGTGGCCCTGACCGATCAGGGCGATCACAAGGATTTCCGTAGCGCCGACTCTCTTTGGAGCAACCGGACCGGATATAAGCCCGTTGTGCGCCCGAATGGACTAGCGACCGGCGGAGTCATTACCGCGGCGGCGAGCGGCACCAAAGAAGCCGTTGACGTGGCCGCCCTGACCTGCTACCTGGCCGGCGTCCTGACGACCGTCGCGGCCAAAACGGATCAACTGGTTGTCCGCCCTGCGTCCTCTCCCGCCAGCGACTGCTACAAAAAGGACAGTATCACCGTCACCTCGGCGGGCGCCATTGCCACCGTCGAAGGCACGGCCGGATCGGCCTTTTCCACCACGCGCGGCGTCGCCGGTGGCCCTCCCTACATCCCGCTGGACAGCATCGAAATCGGCCAGGTCTGGATGTCCGCATCTGCAACCGCCGTTATTGACAGCGATGAAATCAAGCAGGTGGTCGGAACTCACACGGAACGATACGACTTCCCGACATGGGAACAGAAACGCTCCAACGTCGAAAACGGCGTTTTGGGAAACGCGGGCGTCCTCTTTGCCTCGGCGCTTCCGCTGATTCACTCCGCAGCCTCGCCTGTATCCGGCGCAGCCAAAAAGGTTTACGCCCAATATTACGAACCGTCTTTCACGGACATCAGTAAATCGGAAAACTTCATTCCGCCGGAAAACACCTACAGCGTTTCCAGTAAGCAGATTTACGGGCGGACGCTGGGATCTTCCAGTTCTTCGTTGGGACAGGGCAGTTTCACCGCCTATCTGGAAGACGGAATCTCCGACGGCTTTATCGCGCTGAAGGGGCAGGATCTCTGGTTCAAGTTCTTCCAGGACGCGAACAACTCGACGCCTTATGTGCTGACGCAGGGAGTGCTGGGAATCACGCGCAGCTTCCCCGCTGGCGACCATATCAGCGCCGCCTGCACCATATCGGCGGAAACCGCATCCAGCGACGTTACAGGATAAGAATCAGCTCGTAGCTCATAGCTCAAAGCCACTACGAGCTACGAACTACGAACTACGAACTATGAACTAAGCGAAACGAAGCGGAGCTTACATGAAATTTGACGCGAAGAAGTTCTTAAAAACTAAATTCACCCAGCGGACGCATCCTGTCCCGGTCCCGGATCTCCAGGCGTTTTTTCCTGAAGGGGAAGAAGCCGTCTGGATTGTCCGGGGCCTGACCGGGCAGGAACTGGGGCGCGCCGACGCAGCCGCTGACAATCAGAAAAGCATCGCGGCGCTGATTTCCGGGTTAACATCCGATTCCAGCAAGGAAAAGGCGCAGGCAGTCAAGGATTTGCTGGGCATTGGCGGAAACACACCCGCCGCCATTGTTCAGCGCATCGAGCATTTAATCATGGCATCCGTCGATCCGGAATGCACCAGGGATCTGGCCGTGAAGCTGTGCGAGACTTACCCGGTCGAGTTCCTGACGATTACAAATAAAATTGTCGAGCTGACCGGAAAGGGACAGATACCGGGAAAATTGCAGCCCTCTGGCGTGACGCAGGTGTCCGATCAAGCCTTGCCTTGTGTAGCGCCAGAGGGCGATTCCTGTACGAAGCCCGGCCCGACCTCTTCCCCGAAGGATATTTGACATCCGGGGAACTGCAACTATGGGGCCTGTTTTACGAAGATCAGGCCAAACGTAATAAATAACGGAAGGACGATATGGCCGACCTGACCAAAACCGTAGAAATCGTTTTCGGCGCAGTTGATAAAGATCTCAGCCGCACCATGCGGGGCTTTGAGACTCAATTCAACACCCTGTCCGCCAGCCTGGATTCTGTCACCGCGCCTCTTGCCCGCGCAGCCGATTCCATCATCAAATTAGACGCGGCTCTGGCGGCTTTGGTCATTGGCGGCATGGCCCTGGCCATCAAGGAATCATCGGATTTTAACAAAGGCTTTGCTCTCATATCAACATCCGTGGACGCGAGCGGCGATCAGTTGCGCCAGTACCGTGACGATGTTCTGAACTACGCCACAACCAGCAGCAAATCCATCAGCGACATCAACTCCGCCCTCTATACCGCAGCGCAGGCCGGAATCAAATACGCCGAATCGCTGGATTTCATGAGGGCGTCCGAACAACTGGCCGTCGCCAATAACGCCAATCTCAATACCACCGTGGATCTGCTGACAGGCACCATGAACGCTTACGGCTACACGATTAAAGATGTGGGCCATCTGAACGATGTTTTCTTCACGTCAACCCTGATTGGAAAGCAGACCATTGACAGCCTGGGCCAGAGCATGGGGCAGGTCGTCGGAATCGCGGCCAACTTTGGCGTTTCCTTTGAAGCTCTCTCCGCCGCCATTTCCACATTGACCGCCAAAGGCATGGAAACATCGGAGGCCATTACCGCGGTCAAAGGCGTTATCACGACAATGGTTCAGCCATCCCAAGAGGCGGCCAAAGCAGCCGCCGAAATGGGTTTGACCTTCAGCGCGTCGGAACTGAAGGCAAAAGGTTTTGAGGGAATGCTGCAAGCGGTCATGACGGCCACCGGCGGAAACGCTGACAAAATGGCGCTGCTGTTTAATGAAGTACGCGCCCTGAACGGCGCGATGCAGATGACCGGCGACGGCATGGAATTCTTCAACAAGGCCATGAATCAGATCAACAGTTCAGCCGGATCAGCCGAAGAAGCCTACAAGAAAATGGCCGGCACGTTCAGCAATCAGGCGCAAATGGTTGCGAACACGGCCAAGGTCCTGGCGATTGATATTGGGACCCGCCTGGAAGAAACCGGCGCGGGAATCGCCGGATCGTTCGGGAATATGCTGGCCGGCATCAAGGTTGGCGTGGACGCTGGCGCTTTCGATCCGCTCTTTAACGCCCTGGGCGAAGCTGGGCGCGAATTATCCGCATGGCTGGCTGGTGTTGCCAAAGCATTACCCGACGCCATGAAAGGTCTGGATTTCAGCAAATTGATTGATTCCCTGCGTGACCTGGGCGGCGCTTTCGGCGAGTGGTTCGGCAGCATGGATTTGACCAAAGTCGAGGACCTGCATGATTTCATTCAAGGCCTGATTGACGGAATAGCAGGCCTCATCCGCGTGACGGAGGGCATGGTGGACGGCTTTAAACCGTTTATTCAGGCAATAAGCGATTTCCTGATTGACATATCCAAGTCAGACACGGAAACGCAGAAAATGCTTGGGACCTTGATGGCGCTCTCCAAAGTCGTTCAGGAGGCCGGCCTTGCCTTTGTCGTGGCCATCAAAGCCATTGATGAATATGGATTGAGCGTTTCCGGCGCGTTCAATGTCATAGCGGGCGGCGCTCAAATCATGTGGAACGGCCTGCAAATGCTGGCTAACGCTGTTCAGGCGCTTTTCATCATCCTGGAAGGCGCATTCTTAAAGTTCATCGACACGCTTAGTTTTGGCATGTTGGGGAAATATAACGAAACCTTCAAAAAAATGGTTTCCGTGGTTGAAGAATCCGGGCGCAATGTTTCCAAATCTATCATGGACAACGGCGAAGACGCGGGGCGCGGTCTGGATAAAATGCTCAAAGGCTTTGAAAATTTGGGCGAACAAAGCAAAAAGACCGGCGACCAAGTCAAGACAGCCTCCGACGAACTGAAAGCCGTCCCGACGGAAAAGAAAACCACCTGGCAGTTTGAAGGCGCGGACAAGATCAAGCAATCCATCATCGACATCGGGAAAGAGTTTGTCAAGGTTGAGAAGACTTCCGAGGCTGCGCTTCCCAAAGGAACAGAAGAGAGAACTATCGTTGTCGGTTACATCGAGGATGAAAACGGAAGACGCGAAATCACCAAGAAAATACAAGAAGCGGTCCCGGATAAAAAAGAAGTGGACGTTAAGCTGCAGGCCGACAAACTGAAGGAAGAATCCAAAGTTATTCAGACGGCTATTGAGTGGAAGGCGAAGGTGGACATCGCTGAGGCAGAAAATGCCGCCAAAGTTTTGATTTCCGCGTTTGGCTCGATCAATACCGGAATCACTTCTACCGGCTCGCTTTTATCAACTCTGTTTGGTTCGCTGGAAAAGGCCAGTGGTTGGAACCGCGACATCATCGAAGAACAGATCAAGAGTGAAAATGAACGTCGCCAAAAGGAATTTGAAGCACAGCAAAAGCTTATTGAGCAACAACTTGAATTAAATAAAATCAAAATGCAGCGTTACCGAGAGGGAAGCTCCGTCATCCAGATCAGCGCCGACGGCCTGCAGCCGCACCTGGAAATGATTTTGTGGGAAATACTGGAAAAGATTCAAATTCGCGCGAATGAATCCGGCGCAGAATTTTTATTGGGGATTTAAAAAATGACCGAAGCCAACCACAACTATCAAATCGGCCTGGCCTCATACACCTACGACGCGGACGGCGATATCCTGATCGCGCCACTGTATGACGAAACGGAAATTCGGGAAACAGAACGCCGACTGTCACGCACCAAAACGCTGGATGGCGGAGTTGTTATCACCGACGGCGGGCGCACAGCGGGCGACCGGACATTCAACATCGCTTGCCAATCGGAAGAATCAATCTGGAATACACTGCGCGGCATTGCCGCCAATCAGTGGATTACCGTGTCCACAGATGAAGCCTGTTTTAAGGGGAAGCTGCAAAAGCTCTCCGAAAAAAACGGGAAAATTACCATCGAAATCATGATCGAAAGCGACATGACCACATAAGGAGGAATCAACATGGCAATCGTAGTAACATTAAGCAATCACTGGAAATATCAGCTCGGCAAAAAGCTTGTGGACGTCTCTGCCGACACATTCAAAATCATTCTCATGAATGATAGCTTCGCCTTTGATAAAGACGCTCACGCGACGCTGGCCGACGTTGTCGCATCGCCATCGGCGGAACTGGCAACGGCTAACGGCTATACGCAGCAGGATAAGGCGCTATCCGGCGGAACCTGGGCGGAAAACGACACGGACGACAAAGGCATCCGCACCTTTGACAATGTGAGTTGGACAGCCTCCACCGGCTCCATCGGTCCGACTGGCAGCGCCGTCATTTATGACGACACGACAGCGGACAAGACCG